TTCAATCAGAAGAGATAGAGGTTTATACGATTTCCGTGTAACTGTATCTTCAACACCTGAAGATTTAGATGCTAACAGACTTGTAGGTAAAATCTACTTAAAACCAACGAAGGCATTAGAATTCATTGACATTGAGTTCTTCATTACTCCAACAGGAGCTTCGTTTGAAAATATCTAATAAACTTAACGGGGGTACTTCGGTATCCCCTTTAATTGCCAAAGTATGAAAAGACAAATTAAAGAAGGATTTAAAGGAGAAGGAACTCCAGACATGAAATATTATGCTTTTGATTGGGATGACAATATTGTTCATATGCCAACAAAAATTGTAGTAAGGAGTGAAGATGGTGAAGAAATTGGTATGAGTACTGATGATTTTGCAGAACACAGACATGATTTAGGTAAAAATCCTTTTAAATATAAAGGTGAAACAATTGTTGGTTTTGCTGAAGACCCTTTTAGAAACTTTAGAACTGCAGGTGATAAAGATTTTTTGATTGATGCGATGAGAGCTAAAGAAGGACCAGCATTTGGTGACTTTAGAGAAGCAATTAATAATGGGTCAATTTTTTCAATTATTACTGCAAGAGGTCATAATCCTCAAACATTAAAACAAGCGGTTTACAATTACATTGTTAGTGGGTATAATGGTATTGATAAAGACCAACTAATTAAGAACCTAAAAAAATATAGGACGTTTATCGGTGAGGAAGACATGAGTGATGACGATTTAATTAAATCATATTTAGAACTCAACAAATATCATCCAGTTACTTTTGGTGAAGGAAGTGCCGCCAACCCTGAAGAATTAAAGGTTAGGGCTATGGACGAATTTGTGTCCTATATAAAAGGAATGGCTGGAATACTTAATAAAAGAGCATTTATTAAAAATGACATTTCAAATAACTTTATACCAATGGAACCTAGTATAGGATTTTCAGACGATGATATAAGAAATGTAGAAGTAATGAGTAAACATTTTAAAGATAAACCAGATAATATAGTTAAGACTTATTCTACTGCTGGAGGCATTAAAAAGGAATATAAATAAAGAATAATCTCACCAAATTAAAAGTAAAGAGAAAAATTTTTTAACAAGACTATATTTATAGATATAAACAAAAAAGAACTTAAAAAAAATTAAAATAACATGGCTGATTTATTAATGAAAATGCCGATACCTTACGAACCAAAACGTCAGAATCGTTTTATCCTAAGGTTTCCATCAAGTTTGGGTATAAACGAATGGTTTGTTGAGTCAACGGCTAGACCACACATCACAATTGTTGCAACGGAAATACCATTCTTAAACACCTCAACATATGTTGCAGGTAGATTCAACTGGCAAACAATTCCAGTTAAATTCCGTGACCCTATTGGACCTTCAGCGGCTCAAGCTCTTATGGAGTGGGTTCGTTTACACGCTGAATCAGTTACAGGTCGTATGGGTTATGCTGCGGGTTATAAAAAAGATATTGACCTTGAAATGTTGGACCCAACAGGAGTTGTTGTTGAGAAATGGATTCTTTATGGAACATTCTTAACAGATGTTAATTTTGATTCGTTAGCATATAACACTGATGGTTTAGCAACAATTTCAGCAACATTAAGAATGGATAGATGTGTGTTAGTTTACTAATACTATTTACGAATTTTTAATTCTAATTATATTTAACCGTAAAGCAATAAACTTTACGGTTAAATTTTTTATATGGACAATCAAACAATCGACTACGGTCAACAAAATTTCACATTACCACACGATGTGGTACCATTACCTTCTCAAGGTATCTTCTACAAAAACAAAAAGAAATCAATTAAAGTTGGTTATTTAACCGCTGCCGATGAAAATATTATAATGGCAGGTGGAAATGATTTAACACTTAATTTATTAAGAGCAAAAATATATGAACCAGATATGAGGGTTGAAGACCTTATTGAAGGTGATGTTGAAGCGGTTCTAATATTTTTAAGAAACACAGGATTTGGTCCTGCAATTACTCTAAATCTTACAGACCCTGGAACTAAAAAAACATTCCAAACAGATGTAACATTAGACCAGTTACCAATTATTAATGGTCAACAACCTAATGATGATGGTACGTTTGTGATTAATTTACCAAAAACACAATCAACAATTAAACTTAAACCACTAACATATGGTGAAATTTTGGAGATTGGTAAATTAGCGGATTCATACCCACAAGGTAGAGTTGTACCAAAAATTACTTGGAGAATGCAAAAAGAAATTATTGAGGTTGACGGCTCAAATGACAAATCCGTCATTGCAAAATTTGTTGAATCAATGCCAATCGCTGATTCAAAATTTGTTAGAAAGTTCATGAATGAAAATGAACCTAGATTAGATATGAATAAAACAATTATGGCCCCGTCTGGAGAAAAGCTAACAGTAAATGTTGGGTTTGGGGTCGAATTTTTTCGCCCTTTCTTCTAACTATAGGAAAAGCCAGATAGATGAATTTTACTATCTGAATAATTTAATGAAAATAACATATCAAGATTTTAATCAAATGCCAATATTTGTAAGAAAATATTTGTTGGATAAATGGATTGAAGAAAATAAGAAGGACTAAATTTTAGTCCTTCTTCTATTTATATATAAAAGTAAACGTAATTTATGGCAACTGATAATCCAAACGACAAAGGTAGCATCAAAGACCTCAAAAAGACTTTTGAGGACTTGGGTAAACCTATGGACCAAATTTTAAATGCTATTGGTAACATGTATAGCGAAGCGGATAAATTAAATAACGCTTTCTTACAAGGTAGAACCAGATTAGATGAAATGAATGACGCGGTTTCAAAAGCTGCCGCTGGTGTTATTCGTTTGGGTGGGGATATTAGTGATGTTGGTAATACTATGATTGGAATTGCCGAAGGTGCTAGAAGAAATGTTATTGCAACTGAAGACCAAGTTAGTAAATTATATGCCGCAACAACAATATTGGGTGGAAGTACAAAGGATTTAGTTGACTCTTTTGATAGTGTTGGTATTTCGGTTTCCCAAATTGGAACAAACTTGGAAAACTCTATTGAATACATCCAAAGCGTTGGTTTGAATGCTAAAGACGTAATGGGGGATGTTACCAAAAATATGGAACAAATGAATCGTTTCCAATTTGACGGCGGAGTTCAAGGGTTAGCAAAAATGGCGGCACAAGCGTCAATGTTAAAATTTGATATGAAGCAAACTTTTGCGTTTGCGGATAAAGTACTTGACCCTGAAGGTGCTATTAATATGGCGGCGGCGTTTCAAAGGTTAGGGGTGTCTGTTGGTAATTTAACTGACCCTTTTGCATTAATGAATGAGTCAATAAATGACCCTACAGGATTACAAAACAGTTTAGCTAGAGTTGGTGAAAAATATACTGTTTTTGACGAAAAAACTAAAACTTTTAAAATTAATCCACAGGGTGTTTTAATTTTAAGAGAGATGGAAAAAGAAGCTGGTTTGGCTGGAGGTACATTAAGTAAATCTGCTTTAGCCGCCGCTGATTTAGATAGGAGAGTTTCTAACATTAATCCATCTCTAAAGTTTGATAGTGAAGAAGACAAACAATTCTTAGCCAATATGGCTACCATGAATAAAGAAGGTGAGTATACCGTTCAATTAAAAAATGACAAGACAGGGGAAGTTGAAACCAAAAGATTAGGTGATATTACCCAAGAAGAAATGGAGAAATTAAGGGAACAACAGGAAAATGCGCCAAAAACTTTAGAGGATATTCAGAAAAAACAATTGGATGTTTTAGAAAATATTGAAAGAGCTATTTCAGGTAATGTTGCGAAAGCAACCTATGGAATTGCTGGGTCTTCAGTAATTAGAGGTAATGTTACAGGTGCCGAAAGAATTACAAGAGCAGTTACAGGTGCCGTTGATAAAAATGTACCTGAGAGTGCTGAAATCACAAAAAGTGTTAATAATGCTGTTGGTAAAATGTCAGAACTTTTTATGCAAAAAGATACTGGCAAAATAAGTGACGCTGATTTTGCGATTAAAATTGCAAAACTTGAAGAGGAAGTTAAAAATAAAGCCTCTGAATATGGTAGTAAAGGTATTGAAACTTTAAAAAATATATTAGAAGAAACTAATAAAAATATAACAGGAAGTAGTGGTATCGAAAAACAATTTAAAAAATATACCGCAGAAATGTTAACGGGGGAAAAAGAAATAACCCCAAAAAGTACTAAAACAAGTGCAATATCTGGAACTCAAAAAGTTGAGCCATTAACAAGAAGTCAATTTTTTGGTAAAGGAAGTGGTATGAGTACACCAGAATCAAAATCAAAAACAACAAATGTTAATTCCCAAGTAGATTTTGGGGGTACAATAACTATTAAAGTAGAAGCACCTGCAGGTGTTAGTGAACAACAATTTAAGACATTTTTTGAATCTGAAGAGTTTAAAAAGAAGATTTATGAATATTATAATCAAAAAGCAAAAGAACTTGAAAAAAGATAAATGTCTTATAAAAAAACACTATCAACCTATTTATTAAGAAAAGTATAAATGGGTAGTCCGTTAGATTATATTAGTAGTGAAGTTTTTAGAAAAAAACTTATAACAAGGAATTTAGTACCTTATGCTAAGTCCCCTACCAAAGTTACGCCTCCTACAACTTACGAAATTATTCAATCAGATTTATCGGTTGTAGATAGTCCTGATGGTCTTATTGATACAACTTTCTATGCCGACAAACAATACCCACTTAATAGATGGGGAAATGATGGTGGGTACAAACAAGCCCCTGATATTTCAGGTAATTTAAATACTGTTTCAAATAAAGGAGAATATGGTCCTGGTCAACAAGATGCTCATATTATTGACCAAGCCAAGATTGCAGCACAACAAGGATTTGGTAGTGGTATTCCACCGTATTTGCCGCTTAACCCTTTTGGTAATGGTGGGTTACAACAATATGACGCTGGTGATTATATAACAACACCTGATGTCATCTCAAGTTCAATTCCTGGTGGTGCAAGACAATTATATAATAATCAACCTTACCCATCAATATTTAATCCTTCATCATATACCCCACTATCAATTTTATTAAATCCCGACCCACAAGGTAATAATGGACGTTTGAGTCAAGATTCATTTATTGCTCGTTTAGGTGCTAAAACACTTAAAAGAGAATTTCAAGAAAGAATTGGTAGAGCGATTATTAGAGAAACAATTGGTCGTGCCAATTTCTTAAATGTTAACAGTAGTACTAATCTTGTTAATATTCTAACAGGTAGAGTTCCTTTAATTGAACCTAATTATCAAATTACGGTTCCGTCCAACCCTATAACCGCAGCGGCTGATTTTGCGCTTAGATTGGGAGGAGGATTCTTACCTTTTTCATTAATACCTGGTTCATATTTCGACCCAAATATTAATCCACCAAGACCTGGTACTATTGCCCAATCATTACTCGCAAACCCTATTGCTGCAATAGGTAACTTTGTTAGTAACTTATTAGGTGCGGGCAAGACTGGTACTCAGATATTTTATAATAATACTGGTGCGGGGCAAAAATCTATTTTATGGAAAAACATAAATTACAATAGGTTTAAACCAAACTATGATAGAACCTTACTTGATAGATTAGGTGGGGCTATTGTTGGTTCCGAAACAAATAATGCTAATTTTTATGTCGGTTCAACAACATCAGACCCATCAAGAGTATTTTCTCCAAGCAGAGAGTTACCTGTAGATGCATTTGGTAATGAACAACAATCACCTGTTTATGGTCCGTCTGAGTTGGCTCAACTATATGAGGGTCCAAGCAAAGAGATTCGTTTAGGTGCTAATGGTCCAACCTATAGTAATGGTGGTGGTATTGAAGGTGGATTCACTTGGGTATCTCCAAAGTATAAAGGTAATGCTGGTAAGAAAGTAGGTGTTGGTGGTTTAATTTTGAGTCCAGACCAAGACTTCAAACCATCATCTTACAACACAACTGAATCAACCGAAAGAAGATTTAAAGAAGGGTCAATCCTTGACGAAACTCAAAGAATTATTGATAGCCAACCGCAAGGTGGTAAAAGACTACAGCACGTTGGTAATGCTATAGACCAAGTTAGTAAAGTATTCCATGATGGGTATAAAGAAATGACTAAGGGCTCTAAAGTTATAAAATATACTGGTGCAATTGGACAAGAGATTGGAACCGAGTACTGTAGAGTATTTGCAAAAGATATTCCATATCTTCAATATAATGACCTTCAAAAAACTGATGGTATTGTAACTGAAGGTAGAAGATTTTCATATTCAGTGTTAGATAAGACGTACAATCTTAACATTGCCCCAAACAAACAAGAAGGTGGACAAGATTCAACTAACTTAATTGGAAGTTATAATACTGCTTATGCTAAAAAATATATGTTCTCATTAGAAAATTTAGCATGGAGAACATCAAGTACACCAGGATTTTCAGTGTCTGATTTACCTGTTTGTGAAAGAGGACCAAACGGTGGTAGAGTTATGTGGTTCCCACCATATGGTTTAACGTTTAGTGAAACAGTGCAAGCCAATTGGAATCCTCATGAATTCATTGGAAGACCAGAACCAATTTATACTTATAAAAGTACAACTAGAAGCGGTAGTTTAACTTGGAAAATAGTTGTTGACCATCCATCGGTTTTAAATGTTATTGTTAATAAAGTATTGGGTAATGAAACCAATAAAGTTAGAATTGATAGCATTTTAGAATCGTTCTTTGCTGGATGTAGAAAGTATGACTTATACGAGTTAGCCAAAAAATATTATACAATATCACCAAACGATTTGTATGACATTCAACAAGCAATATCTTCAAAAACATTAACAAGAGAACAGTTAGAGTATACTATTAATACTATAAAAACAACTCCTGATTTATCTAGTGATACAGGAACTGGAGGTTCACCTGAGGCAACACTTAAAACATTTGAACAACTTGGGTTTTATTTTGATAATGATATACCGAAAAAAGAGAATACTCCTTTTCAAACTGTATATCCACCATATATTAGCCAAAAAAACTATTACACTCAACAATCACCAAGTACTGCCCAACAAACTACATCATTTTTTGATAGTGTGGTTATATCTAATAAACAAAAACTTGAAGGGTTAATAGATGAATTAGATAAACAGTTTACAAATAACCCTGAAGGTACTGTAACAATTATTATTAGTAGTAGTACATCCGCGGCGGCTAAAAAGGCTTATAACGATAAATTAGCGGCAAGAAGAATAGATTCTGCAATGATATTCATCACAGGTAACAGTAAAATGACAAAGTATGTTACAGGTACACCACAAAGATTAATTGTTAAAGCAGGTGCCGCATTAGGTGAAAATGCTCAAGTTATGAAGTTTGATGATAAAACTAAAACTTTTGTACCTGGTAGTAGTGTTTCTTGTACAGATAATGATGGTGATAGTCAGGCATTAAATAAAGAAATTTATACGACAAACGCAATGGCGTGTAGAAGAGCGTATATTTCTAATATCCAATCAACACTAAAAGCGCCTAAAGTGGTACCACCACCAAAAGAAACTACGCAAATTGTTGGTAGAACTGTAATAAAAAGTGAAACGGTACCTGTTATTGAGGAAAAAATAGTTGACAAAGATAATATTAGTAAGAGAGTTTTACGTGCTTTATTATCTGAATGTGATTACTTTGAAACAATTAAAGAGGAAACACCTATGGTTTATGATAACCTTAGAGATAAATTAAAATTTTTCCAACCAGCATTCCACTCAATTACACCTGAAGGTCTTAACTCAAGGTTAACTTTCTTACAACAATGTATGAGACCTGGGGATACAATACCAACAATTAAAAATATTAACGGAGCTCCAAGCCCTGTTTATAATGATGCGACTAACACCGCATTTGGTGCTCCACCAGTTTTAGTATTAAGGGTTGGGGACTTTTATAATACAAAGATAATTCCAAACAGTTTATCAATTCAATATGAAAATTTAGATATAAATCCTGAAGGTATTGGGGTTCAACCTATGATTGCGAATGTTACATTAGGGTTTAATTTTGTCGGAGGTAGTGGATTAAAAGAGTCTGTTGATAAATTACAAAATGCGTTAACATTCAATTACTACGCTAATACTGAAATTTATGATGATAGGGCAGATGCAACAGATTTAAGTTATAAAGTTATTGATGCTCAATTCTTAAAATCAATACCTAATAATACGGCACCACCAACCATAAATCAAACAACACCAAATAACGGTCAAACTAATGACAAAGCAATTGGGGATGTGACTAGTAATGTTATTGATGGTAGTGGTCAAACAGGTACAATTAACTATAGTACATTTATGGATAAAGTGGTTGAAGAAACTCAAACATATTTTACCAATGTTGTTAATAAAAACAAGGAGACTGTAAACCAATATAATAATGCTGTTCGTCAACAATGGATGATGGAAAGAACTTATCAAGATGGTAAATTTACATTAACTAAAGACAGTGAGACAATTTTATTTGGTAAACCTTACAACTTAGAAAAAAGAACTGATGATATTTTTGCTCAATTAGCAAAAGACATTAAGAATGGAGACGAAGGATTTATAAGTACTCTTAATAAATCTAACCAATTTTCAAACCGTCTTGTTAGTCAAGTTCAGGAAAATTATTCAAATTTTGTTAAAAACAAAAGAAGTTCATTTCAAAGTGCTGTTACTAACATAACAAATGGTATGGTTTCCGTTCAACAAAGTTATATTGGTTACATTGGAAGGGTAAATACAATATCATATAATGTACCAGCATATTCAAACACAGGTACTGATGGGTACCAAATAAAAGATGGGAAAGTAGTTTCTTATATAATATCAGGAACAACAGAGGTAGACCCAAGTTCACAAGGTGTTGCAAATACCATGGTTGAGTTTATTGATGATGTTAAAAAAATAAAAAGTGGTATCACGGAATTTAATACTGTTATATGGAGTGCAAATACTTTTACATACAACAATAAATCGTACACAGGTAAATTAGTTTTTGAACCAAATTATAAATTCCCAACAGAACAAGTATTCACACCATTTAGTACTAATTCATTATTTGATAGTAATACTAATGGTTATATCTTTAGAAGAGTTTATATGATTATTTCTAATGATGTTACTGATAGTAAAAAATATGAATCATTTAAAAATGCGTTAATTGGTAATATACTTGGTAATACGGCATTAACAAGTAAAAGTTCAGGTGATATTAGTACTGCGTTTGATGCTTATTGGGATAAGACAGCTAAACCTGTATTTGTTGAGGAAAATGATATTACTAAAGCGTTTATTGATGATATGGAAAAAAATAGATTAAAAGATTTCTTAAAATATACGCCATTTAATCTTAAAAAGAAAAGAACGTTTACTTATACTACTGTTGACGCAAATACCGACTCACAACAAAAACTAATAAAAGGTTTAGGTTGGATTGAAAACCAAAACACAAATAATAAAACGTGGAATGATGAAAATCCTGCAAACGTATTTATATCTAAAGCAAAACTTAACTAATGGCATATCAATATTATAATAGATATAATGAATTTCTCATTAACGGTGAACAAACTGTTGTGCCTTTTGTTAATATACCTCAAAAGCCAACGGATAAGACTTATGTGTATAAAGTTGCTAGAAGTAGATTAGATGTTGTATCTCAAGAATTTTATGATTCACCATATTTTGGTTGGTTAATTCTTCAAGCAAACCCCGAGTTTGGTGGGTTGGAGAATTACATATATGACGGTGCGGTATTGATTATTCCGTTTCCGCTACTACCTTCACTACAGGATTATAAAGCCGCGTTGTCGGATTATTTTTATTATTATGGCAGGTAATTTACAGGGAGATAATAGTGGCAATATTTTAGTAGAGTTTGATTACAATAATATTATTGTTGTTGACCCCAATAAAACTATTGATGCGCTTGGAAATATTAGAGAAAGATTGGTTGACCATGAGAATTTGGTTATGTATGCTAATCTTGAGGCTGAAGTTGTGCCAAGAACAAAATTATCTGTTGGTGGCAGTCCTGATGATAAAGTTAGGACTTTGTCTATTGCTAAAATGAACTTTTTAAGACCAACAGAAAAAAGTAATTTAACAACGGGTTATTATGATGAGTTAACGGGAAAGAATAGTAGAAACGGTTTGGGGGATAATCAAATGCAAAGACAAATTATTGACCCAAAAGACGGAACCAACCCGTATGTAAAAATGTCTGTTGCCGACCCAGGTGGAAAATCAACAGACAATGGACTACTTGGTATTACAAGTATTTCGGTTAAAACAAATTCATCTTTTATTCCTAGTGTTACAATGCAATTGGAGGACGTTCAAGGAAGAGCGTTATTTCAACTTGGGGACAATTCACCCTATGCAGCATTTTTTAATTTACCTTATTGTCCTTTTTATTTAACTCTCAAAGGTTATTATGGACAGGCAATAAGATATCAATTGAATCTTACAAAATTTAACGCCAGGTTTAATACGTTTAGTGGAAACTACCAAATTGATTTAGAATTTGTTGGATATAAATTTAACATTTTGAATGAAATTTCAATGGGAAGTTTATTTGCAACTCCACACATGTATAGTAAAACATTTAATGTTTCAAAATCACCTACATCACCTGAAGGGGCGGGAAACGCATCTATTCAAACTCAATTGAACTTGGTTGACCAGGCGTCATCAAAGGCGTCTACAATTTCAAGTGACAATATTACAAGTGAGGTAATAAGCGAAAGAGGTTATCAAAAAATTACTGAAGTTTATAGTGAGTACAAAGCAAAAGGTTTAATTAGTCCTGATTTTCCTGAATGGACAATGGCTCAGTTAATGAATAATTTATTAACGTTTGAACAATCAATTGCTGACAGATACACTAAAGCCGACGTAGAACCATTAACAAACATCAGGGTTTATAAAGAAACTTTAGGCAACTATTTCAATGAAATTTACGGTGGTAAATCGTCTTGGTTTAATGTTTATATGAATCCAAATCCAATCATTTTAAAAGGTACCAATCAAGAAGTTTATATTTTTAAACAAGAGTTTATTGATAATCTATTAAAAAAAGGAGAAGGTACTAGTCGATTAAGTGGTTATACTCAAAGTTTTAATACTTTATTATCAGAAAACAAAACACTAGGTCTAAACGGAAAAACACCAATTAAAAATAGTATAACGTATCAAACTTTTATTAGGCAAATTACTTTAACTGATATTGATTTAGAAAAAACAACAACAGCTCAAACAGGAATATTATTACCAACAACCGCAGACACAAAGGCGATACAAATTTTAATTGAGAAACAAATTAAACCAACATTAGAAAAAGATACATCAGATACAAGATTTGAAAATTTATTTGGTAATCTTGTAATACCTCCATGTTTTGTTTTTAGTGATTTCCAAAATTTATTATCTAACATGGAATCCCAAGCAAATCAAAAATTAGCTGAAGAGGAAACTATATTAACAAGTGAATTGGCGAAAAAAATACAAGAAAAGATAGGTTTCAACCCGACGGTAAGAAATATTTGTGCGGTAATTATGGCATCAGCGGAAGGGTTTATTCGTTTACTTGATGAAGTACATACTAAGGCGTGGAATGTAAAATATGACCCCGTAAGACAACTAGCGATTTTAGATAATACATCATCCGCACCTGGTACAGATACTGTTGATAAAGTTACAATTTCAGAACAAGCTAAAAGTCAAAATCAAGGTTTAGTGAACGGTCAGATACCTGTCTACCCTTGGCCTCAGTTTTTTGTTGAAACACCTGAAGATAAAAAAGGTAGGTTCCAATTAAAATATATTGGAGACCCATCTGTGGTTAATTTAACAAAAGGATATCTTTATGAGAAATGGCCTGAGGTTGAATTTGTTGAAGAGTATATGAAGGGGTTAACTCAGAAATTTAATGTACCTGTCACACAACCATCAATAGATAATCAAAAAACTACAAACATAATTAACGTAAACGCAATTGAATATCCGTCAGAGGGTATTGCTTATGTTAATAAAGAAGAGATTAAGTTTTTTTATGAAATATGGGAAAGACAATTTTTAACTTCAAATTACTCTGGATTCATTAGGGCAAATAATAATCAGATAGACCAATTAACAAAACTAATTGTAAGTGCGGAAACAAATAACATTGTAAGTGGACTGGGAGTTAGTTCTCCATTTTTAAGTTTAAAACTTAAAAATTATAATATTACTGCTCAAAACTATCCTTCGTTTTTATCAAACATTTCAAACCAAGGTACAGGTAGAGCATATCAAGATTACTTACGTGATTTTTATGTTACACCATACATTAAAAATTTAACTGAAAATTCTTTCAATATTTTAAGTTTAAGTGATTTAGGTAAAGAACCTCAAGCAAGTCCAAAATTGGATGGATTATTACAGTTAGTTAAGAACGTATCAAATGACCCATTAATTGTTGATACATACCCATTTACAGACCCAACATGGGTTTCAAGACAAATGGCGAATAGTGTTACTAATGTTAAAAATTCAGTTTATAACACAAATAAAGTTTTAACAGTATTTGATGATAGAGACGTTATCTCAAACTTTAACGATATTAACAATTATACTAAAAATAGACCAGTTACTAATTTTTCATATTTAAAAGTTTCTAACCCATCAAATCAAATAACATCAATTGGTATTGCAGGATTTTATGATATAAGAAAAGACCCGACATTTTTTGTACCAACTGAAGGTTATGTAAATTATATTTCACCAAATAAAAACATTTCAGTTGAAACAACAACTTCAATGTTGAACACACCGTACTTTATTAATGCGATTCAAAACGGTGTTTCTAATTGGAGAAGAAAAGACCCATATCCTTACACACAAGCAGCATATCTTTTTATTAACTCATTACCTTTAGCGTCTTTAAAAGAAAAATATAAAACAGACGGAGAGTCAAGTGATTTAGATTACATTGCGTCTTGTTTCAAAAAATTTGGAGCAATTCACAAAATGCCATACGCTTGGGTTTTAAAAATGGGTTCTATCTGGTATAGATATAAAACCTATAAAACAAATAATGTTGATATATTAGATTCTGCTTGGACAAACTTTAACTATAAAGTTAATTTTGACCCAATCACAAGTTCTGACACAAAAACATATACATTTAAATTTGATGGTGTTAATAACATTAAATTACAAGATGTTAATAATAATATCACCAAAATTCAAACAGGTTTCTATCCAAAAGTAATTAACGATTTTAACGTTTTTTATAATGGATATGATTTGTATAGTGGTTATACTGATACCGAAATGCAGAGGAGTATTGATGAGGGTGTTAAAGTTTATAACTTTGCGGATTCAAACATAAATGCTCAGACAATTGCCTTTCCATTAATAACACCCATACAATATTCAAGTATACAAACTTGGTCTGTAATTTTACCTAATAATACTTTTGACCCAACAAATTTGGGAAATGCTTGTAATCCAAATGACAACACAACCGCTGCGACATATTACGTGGTACCATCATTTGGTACTCAATTTAACCAAGTAAATACTGAGGTTTTGATTGCGGGGTCTCCTGTTCGACCATTCCTTAATAACCAATCAATATACAACGGTTCTGTGAGACTACTTTGGTCTTCACCAAATTATGGTTATTTTGATAACACACAAATATCAAAACCACAACCAGATGCATATGTTAATAAAATTAAAACTGGTGCGACAAAACAATCGGCATTCAGTTTGTTAATTGATGGGGATTATTCTAAAATTGAAGAAATATTTTCAGTTTTTGATAAAAAAGTTTTAGATAAATTTGAACAAGAATTTTTAAACTTTTGTAAGCCTGTAACTAATATTGATTTAGGACCGCAAGCGGCGGTACCAATAGGGGCTTCAAATGTTGACCCAAATGCGTTATTTAAAAATTTCCAATACTTGTTTAGAAGTATGATGGAAGTCACTGGTAAAAATGAATCCGCAACAACTGGAGAATATTTTAAAACTATTGGGGAACAACAATTAACATTATTCTCAAGTACAATAAAATCGTTTTTAGAATATGATGTTATTTTAAAGTATGGTAACCCCGCGGAATATAACAGAAGGGTTATGGCATCATATATGGCTCAAGGTAATGGAAATTTTCCAATATTAGACCCAATCAATTTTAATCCGTATATTAAAGATAGTTTACCTTCAAAAACTAATACAATCACTCTTGATTTGTCTAAGTCAAGATATCCTCAAGCTTGGTTGGCGTTAGAAACAGAAGTAGGGTTTTCAACTATTCAAAATTTAATATATGACAATAATGGTTCTTATATTACAGATTTTTTCATTGAAAATAATATTGAATTTACGGCAAACAATGTTGTGTTATTAGCTCCAATAATTAAAATGTATGCGACACAAAAACTGTATACACCAACTTTATCACGAGCTGACTTTAAAAGTAGGTTACAAACTTACTTAGGATTGACATCTGAGTTTCAAAACAATATTTTAAATCAAATATTAACTCAAGTCAGACTTAAACTACCTGTCCAACAAGAGTTACCTGAAAGGGTAATTCAAAGTGTTATTAGCGGAGAACAAAGTAAAGTTGAAAACTATGAAGTCTTTAAAGCGTTAAATGATAAATGGGTTGCTGGTTCAGACTACACAACAAAAACATTATTTGAAGATTTCATGTTTTTAGATAGAGCATCAAGAAACATTGGAGATACAATTGTTGTAGATATTTTTGACTTAAAAGATACCTTAAGTATGAATTCACTAAACATGGAAATGAGTGTTTTTGTGTTCATAAGTGGAATGTTAATTAAGAATAAATTTAACGTTATGCCATTACCCGCATATGTTAACTTTTATAACATACAAGACGTAGATGGTACAACAATACCACAACCTGAAGGTAAGTTAGAATTTGCTGACAATATGTGGGGAACATTTTTGGATGTTGATTATAGAAAATCGGGACCTAAAATGGTTTGTTTTTATGCTGGTCAACCATCAACACATTTAGATTTACCAAAAGGTAATTCAAGATTTAGGGATGATTCTTTTGACTTAAGAAGGGCTTCTGACAATCCTTTAATTGAAAATCTTGTTGGTAAAAAAGACTACGCCACTTCAAACAAATGCGTTGGATTCAATGTGGATATTGGAGTTAGAAATCAAAATATCTTTTTTTCATTTAACATTGCGATGGATGGAGGTAAAGCAACTTCTGAAACAATTCAAACACAATTAAACATGGTTGACCAAGCTTCAGGTAGAAATGTTGCAACTCAAAATGTTAGTTTATATAACTTATACAAACAAAGAAGTTATCAATGCCAAGTTCAGTCTTTAGGTAATGCGTTATTACAACCAACAATGTATTTTAATCTTAGACATGTCCCAATGTTTAATGGTCCATATTTTATAACAGAAGTTAACCATAATATTACTCCTGGTAATTTTGTAACAACATTTAATGGCACTAGACAAGGTATATATGATTTACCTACGGTCGACAATTATTTACAAAGTATTAATCAAAATCTATTAACTAAAATTGAGGGTCTTGTTAAGAATTCAAAAGATGGTGTTGCAGGAAAGGCGATAACAAATATTGATAAATCTAAATTTATTACTCAGGCTGGCGATAGTACCGCTGCGGCACAAAATTCATGTCGTAATAAATTAGCGAGTGAGTATGAATTCTGGGGTGACGGTCAACCTGCAACGGCGACTAAAATAACCCAAGATGAATTTGTTACCGCACTTAAAAATAAAATTCCAAGTAATACTAATTTACAGGTTCTTATTTATGCAATATGTTACGCTAACACATTTAACCAAAATACTTTTGTTGGTTACAATAACAATTTTGCGAATGTACCATTAACAAATAACTATAATGACAATAGTGGATTCTTTAGTTCTAAAAAATATTCATGTGTTAATATACCAGGTTTAACGGATAAGACACCACAACCAGTGGCTAATTTTGATAATATTGACAGATTTTTTGATTTTATGATATCTAAATTACGTAAAAATGTTAATAGAGTCTTTGGTGAAAATGCGATTGGTATTACTAAATATTATGTATGTTATTGGCCTGTATCAAATATTACGGAATCATATTATGATAGCCATTTAAGTGAGTTTACAAAATTAGATGCGACTTTTAGGGCGGCATTTAAATCTGCAGGACCTGCGGGATTAAATGTTGAATCGGTAACACAAGCAAGGGCTGATGATGCAAAACAAAAGAAAAAAACTGCAGAAGCCAATGCTGGTGTTACACCAAAACCAAACAATTTGAATACAACTACAAATGTAGTACCATCATGTCCTCCACCAACAATAACATCTTTCTCACCATTAACAGGTGTGAGCGGCACTATTTTAACTATTGTTGGAAATAACTTAGATGAGGTTACAGGTGCGACTATTAATAATGTATTAACAACTACAGGTATTACAATTTTCAGTAAAACTAGAATTTCCGTTGTTGTCCCACGTAGTAATACTGTTGTTGCTCAAAGTACTCCAATAATATTGAGAGGTGTTCATGGTAATGGTACAAGTTTAGGTAATTTTACTTATAACCCAGCTCAAGTAACGCCAACCCCAAGTAATCCAAATAATACAAATAGTCAACCACAACAAACAGGTGATATAGTATTAATTGACCAAACACAAACAGCTCCAAACAGCTCAACTACAAGTTTAGTTGTGAATGTTAACCCTCAAGCGGCATCAACTAACACTTGGACATTACAACAAAATGTCACAATGATAGTGTCTGTTTATGATAATAACGTTGTTAATAATGTTAATACAGAAACATTGAATAGAAGTGTGACTACAACCGTTTCAAGTTATGTGTCAAGTAATACATTTACCATGACATATGCGAATGTTCAAAACATGCTAATCACTAACCCAATAAATGAGTTTAAAACAACTCCTGTTACTTCAACTCAAACGGTTAAGATTAAATTTAAATTAACTGCGGTACCAACAGACAAAGTTAAAAATCCTCAAAACGTTCAACAAACATTTAATTTTAATTTTATTCCAACACCATCAACAACTCCAACATTCCCAGAACAACCACTATCAATAACGTATGAAGGGACAAATAGTGATATTACTGGAAATGGACCTGAATATTTTAACATTACAAAACCTGACAATAGTGGGTACATTACATTTAGATTTAACGCACCAGGGTTCCAAGACCAAGATTATTCTGATAGATACTTTATAGATTCAAGTGGACAAAGAGCTGCGGTTGATGGTAGAGGAGGTGCAAGCACTAACTATACTTATGTTTACGAGATAAAAGGTAAAGGTGAGTTTAGACTAGTAGTCAAATACCGTCCTTATGGATTTAAAAATCCTGTTGGTGGTCAGGTATTAGTACAAACAGTAACTGGGCCTCCATTCACTTTATAAACTAGTCGTATATTTATATAGAAACATTATTATGGATATTAAATCAGCATTAGACAATTACCTTGGTAAATCAACTAGATTCTCACAAGAAGATAACGGTGACGGAACTAAACAAGTTTGTGACTTAGATACAGGAGATTGTTATACTGTAAGAGAAAGAGACGGTCTTATTGAAAGAGCTGGACACCAAACAACTGCCAACAGAAAAGTTAGAGTTGAAACAGCTAACGGTATAAAACAATTATTAAACGGATAATATTATGGGTTTAGATAAAAAAATATTAAGTGAAATTAATAGATACAGAAGTATCAACAAC